TTGGTAACCAAGCACTTCAAAAGAACACAGTCACAGGAAACACGGCGGTTGGTTATAAGGCGCTTGAGGAAAACACCACAGGTTTGTACAACGTAGCCGTTGGTTTTGAAGCCGCTGATGAAAACACCACAGGCGAATCTTTAATTGCCATTGGCTATCAAGCATTAGCGGCCAACACAACAGCAAGTGGTAACGTTGGTATTGGCTCACAGGCGCTCTTCTCAAACACTACAGGCGCAAACAACACGGGCCTAGGCACTGCGGCACTGCTTTTTAATACCACAGGTGCAAACAATACAGCCCTAGGAGCTGGCGCACTTGATGCGAGTACCACAGCGGCTAATAACACAGCAGTGGGTAGATCGGCGCTTACTGCAAACACTACAGCACAAAACCAAGTAGCCATAGGCTTTGAAGCTGGTGCGGCATTAACCACTGGCGATGAAAACACCGCAATAGGCGCAAGAGCCTTGCGTATCTCTACGACAGCTTATGACAACGTAGCCATTGGTCGTGACGCTATGTACTCAAACGAAAGTGGAGGCCGTAATGTTGTAGTCGGTATGTACGCTGGCTACTACCATACTGGTGCGGCTGAATCGACATACAACACCTCTATCGGTTTTTCGGCAGGCCAAGGTATTACCACCTACACTGGCAAACGAAACACCTTTGTTGGTGGCTTTGCTGGTTACTCTGTTGGTTCAGGCAGTGATAATACGGCGGTAGGTTACGCTTCACTTGACGCTAACACTACTGGCTCTGATAACACGGCAGTTGGTAAAGATGCGCTGGGATCAAACACCACTGGCCAATACAACACTGCCGTGGGCCGTGGAGCGTTGTACTCAAACACCACAGCAAGCTCCAACGCCGCTTTTGGTTATCAAGCACTTCTGACCAACACAGGCGCACAAAACTGTGCCTTTGGTATTAACGCTCTGCGTGATAATACGACGGGTAATTCAAACACTGCACTGGGCGAAGGTGCAATGATTCAAAGCACGACGGCAGGTCAAAACACATCAGTCGGCAGACTTAGTATGTTTTCTGTTACGACAGGAGGCAACAATACTGCTATTGGCTATAACTCACTAAGCTCCCTCACAACCGGTAGTTACAACACTGCTTTGGGAATAGGTGCTGGTAATGCAATTACTACAGGCGCCAAAAACACCATTATCGGTAAATATGACGGCAACCAAGGCGGCCTCGACATCCGTACCGCAAGCAACCACATCGTCTTGTCAGATGGTGACGGTAATCCACGGGGTATCTTTGATAGTTCTGGTAGATATATTGTTGGAAAAACTGTTGCAGACAACGGCACTGTTGGAATTACTTTATTCCCAGAAGGTGTTGGCTCTTTTGTAGCAGACGGTTCCAGAGCCGCAACATTTGTTAGAAAAACAGACAATGGCGAGTTAGTACAGTTCAGAAAAGACACTACTAACGTGGGCCACATTGGCACTGATGGAAGCAATATATACATCGGTACGGGTGACTGTACTCTTAAGATAGATAATGGTAGCGACGGCATCTTCCCAAGAGGTACAGATGGCGTTCAAAGAGACGGCGCAATACAGCTAGGTTCAGGGGGCAACCGATTTTCTGACCTTTACCTGTCAGGCGGTGCATACCTAGGCGGCACAGCTTCAGCCAACAAGCTGGATGACTATGAAGAAGGGACGTTTACTCCTACGCTTGGTGGAGGCACTTCTTTTGGAACAACCACATATACAACACAAACTGGCACATATACAAAAATAGGCGATACAGTACACTGTAGAATTTATTTAGATGTTTCTGCAACTACAGGTTCAGGATTTTTAAAAATAGGTGGAATACCCTTTACTGTTGCTTCACTTGGTTCTATTGGTGCATTTTTACCTAGCGGTTTAAATTGGGGCGGTGGTAGTTATTTACAAAGCTATGCCGCTGGTGGAGATGCATTTTTAAGAATTTATTATGCAACTGACAACGCAAACTGGCAGGCGCAACAAGTCACAAATGAAACCCAACAAATGCTTATCACTATTGCATATCAAGTAGCCTAATTATCTCAAGTGGATTCTTGAGACGGACTAAAGGAGAAAGACAATGGCACTTACTGAAGAAGAAGTTGCAGACAAAATTGAAGTGGTTGAAACGCAGGACGAGGACGGTAACACTGTCACCTCTGTTCAAGTTCGCATGACTACTAAGGTACTAAAGGACGGCGCTGTGATCGCACAAAGCTATCACCGCCATGTAATTCAATCAGGTGACGACTGGTCGTCCGAACCTGCTAACGTGCAGACTATCTGCAACGCAGTATTTAGCTAAGGAGACTATCCATGACTGACGAAGCAAGAACCGCTGAAGAGCGCACACAAGACTTTACTGCTATGGGCCATAGCGTAGATCTAATCAACGACATCGTTGCTGGTAACCAAGACGACGATATGGAAGCCGCAGAGCGTCAAGACTGCGTTGACCGTAACGTGGCTCACCTTGAGCTTATGGTTGCCAAGGACGATTGGGACGGCGAAGATATGACCGCTTCCAATTCCGCAATTACTGCGGGACAGGGCTATACAGCCTCTTAAACCTTAACCACAACTTGGAGTAACGACGATGGGAAAAAATGAAAAGACCCCAATCACCGTGAACGACAAGGAGTACATCCTTGAAGATTTTACAGATCGACAAAGAGCGCTCTTGAACCACATCAATGATCTCGATCGAAAGATCGGCAATTCTCAGTTCAACTTAGAACAGCTTTCATTTTGCCGCACAAAGTTTATTGAAGACTTAGCACAAGATCTTGAAAGTGAGGAGATCACCGATGAGGATTACGAAGAAGTGTCTGCTGACTCTGCTGATTAGTCTCTCAAGTTCTGCCTTCGGGCAGGACACCCCCAACATCGATCCAGTTCCCGACGTTGACCCAGCTCCAGTAAGGGACGATGGTGAGTACGAGCCGGATTTCGATGGTGGTGGAGATGACACTAATATTGAGGGCGACCTAAACACGTCGAACTCAAACAACAACAACGTCAGCAAAACGTATAACGGTGCGGGTAGTCGCTCTATGCCTGCAAATACTGCTGTAGCACCCTCTCTTATGAGTACAGGGCAACAGTCGTGTCTTAAGTCGATATCAGGTGGCTTACAGTTAGTTTCTGTAGGTATATCGTCTGGTAAATACGTACAAGATCCTGAGTGTAACCGCCGTCTGAACGCCATTACCCTGTCAAATATGGGTATGAAAGTGGCCTCTGTCAGTTTGATGTGCCAGAATGCTCAGGTATGGAGAGCCATGTTTATGAGCGCAACTCCATGCCCAATTATTCGGTCTGGCAGATTACTCGTGGGTAAAACCGCCATACTAGCGATCAAACAGAATCCAGATATGTGGATTCCTGACTATGAAGAGGACAAGGCTTTTTACGATGAGCTTTTAGCCGGAGGGGGCGATGACAGCGGCGAGCAAGAGTCTAATAGTGGTAGCCTTAGCGAGCGCTTCCGTTCAACTAAACGCGACCGAGATTGACGATTTAGTTGACACCTCTCAAAGCATTCGTGACACGTTTGCTTACGGCATCAAGACGATTGCAGGAGGTGAATCTTACGCTGGAGAAGGTTACATCGCTCCAGCTATGGCCGAGAACGGTTACATCAGTAAGAGCCAACAAGACGCCTACAACCAAGCCGTTGCCGCAGTTCAAGCGGCTACTTACTCTTACGATCCCAATGCGGATCAATACTTTCAAGACCAAGCCGACCAAGCTATGGATCAGGTGTCAGAAATGATCGACGCCTATGTCGATGCGGCACAGCAGATTATTATGGTTGCGACTGTTAACGAGATGGCGCAAGACGCGCAGTCTGCACCGGATGAACGAGAGGCTATGGCTCTTCAGGAGTTTATGGGCGCTAACGATGTAACCCTGCAAGATCAAGAGATAGAGGCGTATAACGATGCGTTGTCTAATACTGAACAAGCAATACAGGTAGCCGCCGCATACATGGCGGTCGCTAATGATGAAAACTTACTGAATCAAGCAGATAATATGGCTAGAGAGTACAACGTAACCTTTGAGGAGGCCGCGTCTGTTTTCTTTGACTTAGACACACAAGCCGTTTGGGTGTCGTTTGATGGTGGTAGTACCATTCAAGGTTTGCAGGTGGGTAACTACTTCGTTGCCGCAGAAGACGTGTTAACACGTGCTGAAACACAGGAATTTTGGACCACGAGCCCCGAGGGTGGTTGCTGGTTCGCTGAGAATCAAGAGGAGTGTTTAAACGGTGGCCCTTGAAGATTTAGAAGTTAATGTCGGCGGGACGTCTATTAAGGGCGTTTGGATCGCTATTGTGTTCACTTTCGGCTCAACAATTGGGGGCGGAATCTGGGCGGCGTCTCAGTTTTTCGCGCAACTCAATGAGCAGTCTGAGGCGGTTATTGCCGCTACCACGCAAGCAGAAGGTTTGGCTACACGCTTTGATGACCTTAGAGAATCAAATACTACTCGATTGCAGGCGATGGACGTGAAACTGTCGAATATGGAGCAGGCCATGACTGCGGCAGACGTTGAAAATCTGCAAGGTAAACTAGCAGAACTTGGCGCGAACCTCGTGCAAATTATGGATGCACAGCAAGAGCTACTGGACTTACGCGATCGTATCAGTACAGTAGAGAAAACATCATCTGAAACAGAACTACGTGTTTCTGGTAAATTAGACGCGTTGTCAACAGTAGACGAACGTCTTAAGCGTTTTGAGCGTGACATGGATGATCTTTGGACAGCAATAGATGCAACTAATCCGCTAGGTGGTAACTAATGGACACAGCAGGGGAGGCGCTTAAGCGCATTGAAATTCATCAAGCGGAGTGCGAGGTGCTTCGTAAGTCTATAGACGACAGGCTCGACCGAATTGAGAAACGCCTTGACGACGGCGGCGGACAATTTAAGCGCCTCGAACGTATGATCTGGGGCAACACGGTTCTCGTGGTTAGCCTACTAAAAGGTCTGGAGTATTTAGGATGAACTTCGATAAGGTAAAAGGTTTAGTGGGCTCTCTTGCCCCCACCCTCGGAGCCGCTCTGGGTGGCCCTGTAGGTGGTGCGGCGGCATCGATGCTTGCGGATGTTTTAGGCTGTGACCCCGCTCCAGCCAAGATTGAAAAGGCACTGGCGCAAGCAACACCAGAGCAGTTAGCTGAAATTAAGAAAGCAGAATTAGACTTTGAAGTTCGCATGAAAGAACTAGAAGTAGACGTCTTTGCGTTAGAAACCGCTGATACTCAGGATGCCAGAAAAAACTTTTCTAAAGATTGGACTGCACGTGTTATCGGCTTAATCATGGTGCTTTTCTTTTGTGGGTACGTTGGCCTAATTACGCTCTTACCACCAGAACAAAATTCTATGGAACTAACAAATCTCGTGATGGGTTACCTAGGTGGCCTAGTCAGCGCAGTAGTGAGCTTCTATTTTGGGTCGAGTCAGAATAAAGGATAGCGCATGAATAAGCTGGTAAAGCAATTAAAGCGGCACGAAGGTGTTCGCACCCATGCGTATAAGTGCAGTGCAAATATGATCACTGTGGGCGTGGGTAGAAACATAGACGAGAACGGCGGTCTTGGCTTGTCTGACGATGAGATCGACTACCTCCTTGAGAATGACATCAAAAGATGTAAGCAAGAGCTGATTGCACTACCTTGGTTTGTGGACCTCGATTCGGTACGTCAGGACGCGATTATCAACTTGTGTTTCAATCTAGGTATGACGCGCCTGCTGGGTTTCAAGAACGCTCTAGCGGCAATGGAAGCAGGAGATCACCCGAAAGCCGCCGACGAATTTTATGATTCACGCTGGGCTAAACAAGTAGGGTCACGTGCGGATGAAGTTTGTGAAATGATTCGTACAGGTCGGTACGGAGAAGGGTATGCGTAATACTGTAGAAGCTCGTGACGTAGATGGAAATACCGAACCAACACACACAGTAGAAGTTGTTTGTGCACATTGTGGCTACGACCTTGACGAAGCCGAGTTAGAAGCCGACACTTGTTCAGATTGTGGTCAACCTCTTAACTTAAAAGAGAGCGTATCTATACAAGTAACCACGTTGCCACCGGTATTCGGCGACACTCTATAGGTGCGATATGGCGTTAAAAAAATTAGCTTTCAAGCCGGGAATCAATCGTGAAGTAACACGGTACACCAACGAAGCTGGTTGGTACGAGTGCGACAAAGTGCGGTTTCGGCAAGGGTATCCCGAGAAGATTGGTGGGTGGGAACGTATTTCCGTGTCTACCTTTCAGGGCGTATGTCGCTCTTTATCTAACTGGATAACCCTTGGGAGCATCAACCTCATTGGCGTAGGTACGCACCTCAAGTTCTATCTAGAGCAGGGTGGCGGCTACAACGATATTACGCCGATTCGAGAGACCACCGCCGCTGGTGCTGTGACCTTTGCGGCTACTAACGGGTCAGCCACACTGACAATCACTGATGCTGGTCACGGTGCACGTGAAGGAGACTTTGTTACGTTTAGTGGTGCAGTAACACTGGGCGGTAACATTACTGCCAATGTGTTAAATGCTGAATATCAGGTTGTTACTGTACCCGACGCTAACTCTTACACCATAACAGCTACAGCTACAGCCAACGCGTCCGACACAGGTAACGGCGGGTCTTCAGTGGTTGGTGCGTATCAGATACGTACAGGTGAGCCTTACGAAGTTCCGTTGACAGGGTGGAGTGGAGGTACTTGGGGCGCTGGTGTATGGGGTACAGGTGGCACTTCGACTGAATCTATTCGGCTTTGGAGTCAGTCTAACTTTGGTGAAGACCTGATATTTGGACCACGAGGTGGTGACATCTTCTACTGGGATGCAACCAACGGCGTAGAGACTCGGGCTGTATACCTAAACACGCTATCAGGTGCGTCGAACGTACCCACCAAACAAAACTTTATTCTTGTATCTGACGTTAGCCGGTTTGTTTTTTGTTTCGGCGCAAACCCGTTAGGTTCTGCAACGTTCGACCCTATGCTGATTCGGTGGTCTGACCAAGAAGACCCTGCAAACTGGACACCAGCCACTACAAACCAAGCCGGTGACTTGCGACTATCCAAAGGTACAGAGATCGTAACGGCTAAACAGTCACGCCAAGAGGTACTTGTTTGGACTGATTCTTCTCTTTATTCGCTTCAGTACCAAGGTGCGCCGATCGTTTGGGGCGTGCAGTTGGTGGGCGATAATACCTCTATTGCCTCTCAAAATGCCGTTGGATTTTCTGGTGGTGTGGCTTACTGGATGGGTAAAGACAAGTTCTATTCCTATGATGGGCGCACGCAAACACTACCTTGTGACGTTCGGCGGTTTGTATTTAACGACTTTAACGAGTTGCAGTACGACCAAGTATTTGCGGGAACAAACGAAGCGTTTCACGAGATATGGTGGTTCTACTGCTCACAAAACAGCCAGACGATCGACCGATACGTTGTCTACAACTACCTTGAAAAGACGTGGTACTACGGCACGATGGCGCGTACAGCGTGGCTTGACTCTGGACTGCGTGACTACCCACTAGCGGCTTCATATACATACAACTTGACCAACCACGAGTTTGGCACCGACGACAACGAGACAGGCACTCCTGTGCCGATTTCAGCGTCCATCACGTCTGGGCAGTTTGATATAGATGACGGGGATCGGTTTGCGTTTATCTGGCGCTTGATGCCGGACATGACGTTCGATGGCTCTACGACGGACGATCCTCATGCCACTATGAGCCTGTTGCCGTTGGCTAACTCTGGTTCGGGTTACAACAGTCCTACATCTGAGGGAGGGTCCAACTCTGGTACGGTAACACGTACGGCTACAGTGCCTATTGAGAAGTTTACAGGGCAGGTAAACACGCGCGTGCGTGGCCGTCAGATGTCTATCAAAGTTGAATCAGATTCTCTTGGAGTTCGATGGCAGTTAGGTTCACCACGAGTGGACATGCGCCCTGACGGGAGGCGCTAATGGCTAACGAATTAGAGCGTCCTGCTCCTCCTGCGTTGCCTCTTGCAACCGAGACTTACGATCGCCCGTTTATGGACCAGAACAGCAATGTTCTGCGGCTGTTTTTTACACGCCTTATAAACGCGTTTGATAACTTAGTCAGCACTGAAGACGGTGGTAAGTTTCTTCATTTTCCGTATGGTGTTTTTTACAGTACCGTAGACCAAACAGCGGCAAACCCTAATACAGGTTATGCAGTTACGTTTAATACGACCCGCGCCAGCAGTGCAGTTACTGTCGCAAGTAACTCTCGTATTACTGTTGGTAACGATGGGGTGTACCACATAAAGACAACACTGCAACTTGAGTCTACAAACAGCTCTTCTAAAATTGTGTCTATCTGGTTGGCGGTAAACGGCACAGCTCAGATTAACAGTGCACATGAGTACGTTATTTCAGGGTCTGGCAACAAAGATATAGCCAATTGGAACAGTTCATTAGCGCTTTCCGCTAACGATTATATGGAAGTGTTTTGGGCTACTGATGACGTAAACGTCACCCTTAACGCAAGTGCCGCGTCTTCACCTCGACCTGCTGTTACATCTGCATCGGTTGCGGTAACATTTGTTAGTAATACATAACGGCTGGGCAACTAAATGGCGTATTACGTAGGCACAAAAGAGTTTCCCAGCATTACTGCGGCGCTGGGGTACCTGCGTGCAAATAGACCGCCCGGTCTTGGAATTACGACAAAGCCGGTAGGCGGGAAACCTGCGCCAGCTCCTGCTCCGCCTGTAAAAGGAGCACCCCCGCCAAAACAAGCACCTATTGTGCGCCCTCCTGCGCCAGCTCCTGCTCCTGCTCCTGCGCCAGCTCCTGTTAGGTTTCCTACACCGCCACAAAATGAACGAGAAGATAGAGAACTACAGGAACGTATCCGTGCAGAGGCTGAAGCCAGACGTGTTGCTGAGGAAGAAGCCAGACGTAGAGCCGCTGAAGAAGCCGCCAGACGACGCGCAGAGGAAGAACAGCGTAGACAGCAAGAAGAAGCCAGACGTGCCGCAGAAGAAGCTGAAGCCGTTGCCAGAGCTGAGGAAGAAGCTAGACAACGTGCTGAAGAAGCCGCAAGGGTAGCCGCTGAAGCTGAAGCACGCCGCCAAGCCGAATTAGAAGCGCAACGTGCGGCAGAAGCCAGACGTATTGCTGAGGAAGAAGCGGAACGTAGGAGAGCGGAAGAAGAGGCCGCTAGACTCCGCGCAGAAGAAGAGGCACGCCAACGTGCGGCAGAAGAAGCCGCAAGGGTAGCCGCTGAACGCGAAGCCGCCCGTATTCGTGCCGCACAGGAAGAGGCTCGACGCCAAGCAGAAGAACGTGCACAGAGAGAAGCGGAAGAAGAGGCTCGACGGCAAGCTCAAGAAGAAGCTCGTTTACGTGCAGAGGCAGAAGCAGAAGCTCAACGGCAAGCAGAGGAAGCCGCGAGACTTGAAGCTGAACGTGAAGCCGCTCGTATCCGTGCAGAAGAGGCTGAAAGACAACGTGCGGCAGAAGAGGCTGAAAGACAACGTGCAGAAGAAGCTGAAAGACAACGTGTAGCGGAAGAACTTAGACGCCAGCAAGAAGCGGCGGAGGCTATTCGCCGTGCGGAGGAAGCTCAACGCGCCGCTGAAGCCGCCGCTAGACAACGTGCGATAGAAGAAGCTAGACGTCAAGCAGAAGAGCAACGTAGAGCCGAAGAAGAAGCTAGGCAACGTGCGGCAGAAGAGGCCGCTAGACGCCAAGCAGAAGAGACCCGACGCCAAGCCGAATTAGAAGCGCAACGTGCGGCAGAAGAGGCGGAACGTAGACAGCAAGAAGAAGCCGCAAGGGTAGCCGCAGAAGAAGCCGCTAGGCGTGCAGAAGAAGCCCGTGCCGCAGAAGAAGCGGCCCAACGTGCGGCAGAAGAAGCCGCTAGACAACGCGCCGCAGAAGAAGCTCGTATCCGTGCAGAGGAAGAAGCGGCTAGACGCGCCGCAGAAGAGGCGGAACGTGCCGCCGCAGAAGAAGCAGAACGCCGTGCCGAAGAAGCTGAACGGACTCGTAGAGAAAATGCACCAGACGATGACTCTAGAGATACCGGCGGAGGTTTTCCCTCAGCTCCTGCGCCAGCTCCTGCTCCAGCTCCTGCTCCAGCTCCTGCTCCAGCTCCTGCTCCAGCCCCGGCCCCTGCTCCAGAATCATCAGAGCAAACGTTTACATTTTTTAGGGGTGCCGAGCGTGGAGGTGCTAGCCCTACTTTTCTGTATGGGCAGAGAGAAGTTGTTCAGGCAACTGAAGCGGACTTACGAGCTTATTTTGAAGATCCTGAACAGACAAACAGATTACCAGAAGTATTTGGGTCTTTTGATAGATATCTAGCCTATATGACCGAGCGAGAACAGCTCATACAGTCAGGTGATTATGATGTAGGTAACTGGCACGAATACACTGGTGGATTGACTGACGATGATTTGATGATCCTCGAAGGCGAAGATCTGACTCAGTATGGAGACGATGCTTCTTCTACCTATGAAGAGTTGTTCCAACAACGCACAAACGAACAAACAGCGGCGTACAACAATTGGATTAACTCTGATGCTAACCAAGCATTACTAACAAAATATGGTGTGTTCCCTACATTATACAGTGACTCAGGCGACAAGTTTAGATGGAACGGGTCTGCCTATGTAAAAGTAGAGGACGTAGAAAATTTAGACACTTTTGACTACGTAAAAATCGGCTTGCAAGTCGCTATGTCAGTTTATATGGGACCGCAAGTAGGCAATGCTTTAGCTAGTATAATAGGTACTACTGGGTTACCTGCCGCCGCCGCTTCAGTCATCGGCCAAGTTGTTGGTAACGCTGTAGTTCAAGCTGGTGTTACTGGCGAAGACATAAGTATCGACCCAGAAGACTTTGTACAAGCCGCAATCTTTCAAAACATAGGAGACATTTTTAACGCGGTAATTGACTCCGATGCAGTTTCAGGAGTAACCGACGGAATATCAGAGTGGTTAAACACTAATGGCCTCGCTTTCTTACAGGAAGAAGGCGGCGATTTTACGTCGTTCATGGACGTTATTAACGACCTCACCAATGTTGTTTATGACGCAGGTGCATTGGGAGTAGAAGGTGTATTGGATGCCGCTGGAGTTATTCTTGGGCCAGTGTTTACCGCAGGTGCTGAATTACTCAACGCATTGGGTTACGAGTTTGGAGAACCCGGTAGTAGCGTAATCATGAACCTTGTCAATGATTTTGCGGAAGGTGAATATAAAACTTTTGAAGAGTTTGCTCAGGCGGCAGTAAACGCAAGTGACGGTTTTGAAAGCGTAGACGACCTTTACGCAACAATCCAAGGGTCAACAACTCTTTACAACGCTTTTCAAGACGCCGTTGATTTAGCAAACGAACAGAATGCTAATTTAAATTTCCAACTGCCCGAGTTAGATCAAGAAGACGAAGACGAAGGTCCGTCTGATATTTTCACAGACGAAAGCGTATTCGACATGCTGTCTGCCATAATGACGGGAGAGCAAGGATTACCTGAAGGCACTCCCCCTGAAGTTTTAACCGCGTTACAAGATATTATACGTGGTGCAAACGATGACGAGCTTCGAGAAATAGCCGAGCAGATTGCAGATGCTGGTGGATTCGAGCAGTGGTACGAGGGACAAGACCAAAGTGGTAGAGAGACAATTTATGTAGATGCAGAAGGTAATCGATACGGTAGAAATGATATTCGTTACGACCCTAATACCGGTGAGTTTGTAGTCGAAGAAACGGGTGCGCCTGTATCTGCTATGTACGAGGTAACAACTGAAGGCGGTACTCGTATTCTCTACGACGAGAACAATAACCCTACTCGTGTCACTGCCGAAAATGGAGACGCCTATATTTTTGATGCTGATACTCGAATGTGGCGTCAAGAAGGATTTGATCCTGAATCTGAACCAACACAACGTGAAATAGATCTTTCCAACGCGATAATGAACCGCACGTATGAGGTTGATCGTCAGAATTATATTGATGAGTTTGGACGTACGGCACTTGAAGCGAGAGAAACTCAAGATATTGCACCATTTTTAGATTTTTTACGGAGTAACGACCCATTAACGCAGGTTGATAGAGACGGTAATTCGACTATTACCCCTACGGTAGAAGCGGCCTTAATGGATATTTTTGATGTAGAGACCGCAGAAGAACTAGCACATGCACTTGCTGGGCAGGGGTACTACGTACGACGTTTGGGAAATCAAATTGTTGTTGATTTTGGTGAACCTCGTAACATCGAATACGATGAAGACGGTAACTTAATTATTAATGAAGGCACTATCGAAGACTGGGGTGACCGTACAGTAACACCTACAATCGGTGAAGTTGATGATGACATAGAAACAAATTACTACTCAGCACCTGAACCTCCAGAAGAGCCTGACGCTACAATTGATGAAGTATTAGATCGTGAGTACGAGTCAGAGCCAGAAGAAAACGAAGAAGAGTCCGAAGAAGAGTCCGAAGAAGATTCAGAGGAAGGCGATCCTGCTGAAGATAGCGAAGAGTCTGAAGATAGCGAAGAGTCTGAAGAAGGCGAAGAAGCTGATCCAGCACCTGAACCTCAGCCACAACCTGAACCAGAACCGCCAGTAGATGGCCCAATAAAAGGGGATCCGCCAAAACAAACGCCGATACCTCAACCCGAACCCGAACCTGAACCTCAGCCACAACCTGAGCCAGAACCCGAACCTGAACCTCAGCCACAACCTGAGCCAGAACCCGAACCTGAACCTCAGCCACAACCTG